AACTTGCACTCGTTTGTGGCTTTGGTGCTGGCAAAACTTATGCTTTAGTTTCTAAAAGTATTATTCTTGCTTGCATGAATGTTGGTCATATATCCGCAATCTTTGAACCTACAAATGTGATGCTAAGAGATATTTTAATACGAACTATGAACGAGCTTCTTGAGGAATGGGAGATACCTTACACTTTTAGAGCTTCTCCACTTCCTGAGTATCAACTTTCATTTTTAGAGGGAACTCACACAATCTTACTGCGTACAATTTTGACTTATCAAAGATTAAGAGGACAGAACCTTTGTGCGGTTGGATTTGATGAAGCTGATACAGTTCCAAAAAAAGATGCAGAACAGGCAATGAATATGGCTCTTGCAAGGTTAAGGTCGGGAAACTTTCAGCAGTTTTATGCAACAACAACTCCCGAAGGTCATTCTTGGGCTTTTGATACGTTTAAAAAAAATGCAAAGGCAGATACAAAATTAATAAAAGCAAAAACAGCTGACAATCCTTACCTGCCAGAAGGATTTATAGAAAGTTTAGAAGAAAACTATCCCGAGCAATTAATAAAAGCTTATTTAAATGGTGATTTTGTTAATTTAACGATGGGTCAGGTGTATGACAGGTTTGACAGAAATATTCATGTATGCAATCAATTACCAAGTTATGACAACGAAATACTGCGAGTTGGTTTAGATTTCAACATTCAAAACACTAACTGTGTCGTTGGGGTGCGTGATAGAGATAAGTTAGTCATAATAGATGAAATAACTAAAATGCATGATACTGATGCAATGGCAAAAGAGTTATTGCGAAGATATCCAAATCAAAAGATTTTAGTTTATCCAGACGCTTCAGGAGGTAATCGTTCAACAAATGCTTCAGCAACCGATATATCCATTCTCGAATCTTACGGCTTTACCAATATGTCGCCAAGATCGAACCCCCCAATCAAAGATCGAGTCTCGGCTGTTAACGCTCTTCTCAAAAACGGCAAGGGGGAAGTCCGTTTGGCGATTAGCCCCTGTTGCAGAACCTTAATAGAATGTTTTGAGCTACAGGCTTACGATGAGAAAACAGGAGAACCTGATAAACAGAATGGATATGATCATATTTTGGACAGCTTGGGTTACTTAATTTGGCGTGAATTTAATCCATTATATTTACGTTCTGGTAAAGGTACTGGAATTAGGCTTTATTAGTATTATTCTTTAAACTATAGTTAGTAGTATTAATGGACTCTTAAAATGTACTCAGGTTATAACCATTACAACAGGCAGAGATCAGCAGTTGGAACGACAATAATAGATCCTAATAACGCATGGTTTGCACAAGAACCTCATTGGCCTTTGATAGAAGATTTGATTGGTGGTACATATCAGATGAGAAGTCGTCATAGAAAATATTTACCCCAAGAACCTAGGGAGTTAGATGAGTCTTTTGACAATCGTTTGGCAAGATCAGTCTGCCCTCCCTATTTTGTTAGGTTGGAGAAATTATTGGCAGGTATGTTGGTGCGTAAACCTGTGAGATTAAATGACACAAGCGATGATATAAGGTTGCACATGTTTGATGTAGACCTTGAGGGAAATGATTTAAACGTGTGGACATACGAAACTGCAAGAAAAATGATTCGGTATGGTCATGTCGGCGTTCTTGTGGATGCACCTGCAGCTGGACAATCTGGCAGACCTTATTGGATTACCTATACACCGAGACAGATATTAGGTTGGAGAACCGAGATGTCAGAGGGTAAGTTAAAACTTACGCAGCTTAGATTGTTAGAAAAGGTATTTGAACCCGAAGGATTGTATGGAGAAAAAATTGTAGAGCAGGTCAGACTTTTAACGCCTGGTGCTTATGAAATACATCGCAAAGGTAAAAACAATGAATATGTAAAGTTTGATGAAGGAACAATGAGCTTAACTGAGATACCTTTTGCTGTTGCTTATGCAAACAAGATTAATTTTCTAGAGTCAAGGCCACCGATGGCTGATATTGCAGAATTAAATCTCAAGTCGTATCAATTACAATCAGACCTATCAAACCAGTTGCATATATCAAGTGTGCCGATGCTGGCATTTTTTGGCTTTCCACAGAATAGTGAAGAGGTAAGTGCTGGACCAGGTGAGGCGATTGCATTTCCAGCAGAAGGTAGAGCCGAATACATTGAGCCTAATGGCAATAGTTTTAATGCACAGTTTGAACAGATTGATCGTGTAGAAAAACAAATAAATGAGTTAGGTTTGGCAAGTATTCTTGGACAGAAATTAAGTGCAGAAACAGCAGAATCAAAAAGAATAGATAGAAGTCAGGGTGATAGTACGATGATGGTCATTGCACAGCAGATGCAAGATATGATTGATAACTGCTTACAGTTTCATGGACAATATCTTGGCAGTGATGCTGGCAGTTGTTTTGTAAACAGAGATTTTGTTGGACAAAGATTAGAACCACAAGAGATACAATCATTGTTACAGCTTTATACAGCAGGTACGATTACACAAGAAACATTACTTACACAATTACATGAAGGTGAAATATTAGGGGATGAATTTGATGTTGAAGAAGAAATAGAGGCAACAGAATCTGGTGGTTTAAGAGAAATGTCAGAACCTATCGAAGAGGCAGAAGAATCTATGCCCGAACAATCAGCAGAACCAGAAGATGAATAATGTCGATACCTGAAAAGTTTTATCGCAACCAAATCGACCTCAATAGATATGAAAATGATTTGGCAGCAAGGTTGATTGATACCTATAACAAAATAATGATAGATGCTGCACAGCGTTTACAAAAAATACCAGTAGGACCAGGATTAGATAAAACAAGAGCAATTAGATTAAAAAGCATTTTAAAACAGGTAAAGACAGACTTAGATAGATGGAGAAACGGCAGTCTTGGTATTATGGTCAAAGAACTAAAAGATGTTGCTGATATACAAAAAGATTTTATTGAGGGGTTACTTGAAGATATTGCACCAACTGAGTTGGCTGGTCAGATCAATGCTTTACAGATAGACCCTGATTTTGTAGACAGTTTAATACGATTTGACCCTACCAAAAGTAATCAGATCGGTTTGCCAAGAGGGAAAGTTTTTGATGTTTTTAAAGATACAACAAGTATGCAAGCAGTACAAAGTAGATTTGCTTTGACGGCTGGTGTAGGAAAAGAAATAGTATTACCTAATGGTGATGTTGTAGCAAAAGCATTTCGTGGTCTTACAGAAAGAACAGCCGATAGATTTGCTCACACTGTAAGACAAGGACTATTGGAGGGTAGAAGTTTACAGACAATACAGAGGCAACTGATCGGAACATTAGATTTCAACCCAAGATCAAAAGGTGGAGTTGTCACTTCTTTGAGTAACGCCCAGACAAAAACACTTGTCAAAACAACAGTAAACCAGTTGAGCACTGAGATAAGTAGAAAGAGTTACCAAATAAATCCAAAGATTGTAAGAAGGTGGGAATATTCTGCGGTGCATGACCAAAAAACATCTGCAATCTGTAGAGCATTAGACGGCAAAAGATATAAAGTTGGTGAAGGTCCATATCCACCACAGCATTTTAATTGCAGATCTGTTGATATACCGATACCAATTGGACCTATCACTGGTAAAGAATTTGTACCAGATGGGGAAACTTATGGTCAATGGTTTGATAAAAAAGTAGCAGACCTAAATAAAAAGGGAGACGATAAGGGTACAGCTTATGGACAAAAAGTATTAGGAAAGCAGGGATTTAGTATGTATAAAAGGTTGAGGAGTAAATACAAATCACCTACTGAAGCGATGCGTAAGTTTATAAAGACCGATGGATCGAGAAGGACAATAGATCAGTTAATGGCTATATACAAGAAAAAATAGTAGAATTAATTTAGTTGCTTTGATTAATTATGCCTGGTCACTACGGTTCAATGAAACCTAAAGGTAAAAAGAAAAAGAAAAAAGGTGGTAAAAAATAATGGCAAAAACACTAGCAGAAAAGTTGTCTGAAGCAAAAAAAGCAGTTACAACAAAAAAATCTAAAAAATCTACAAAACAAGAAAAATGAAGAAAGGCTCAAGAGTCAGTTGGGTTTACGGTGGTAAAAGAACTTATGGAAAAGTAACAGGAAGTGGAGGAACTCGAGCTTCTATAAAAGGCCCATCAGGTGGAACTGTAACAAGAGTTGGAACTAAAGAAGACCCTGTAATAAAGATTGTATCTGAATCAACTGGTAATGCTGTGTTAAAAAAAAGATCAGAACTTAAGGTAGCACCTAAAAAGAAAAAGTAATGGCTATTTCTAAAGGTGGTCATACTTTTGCTGGTGTTGATAAACCAATCCGAACTCCAAATCATAAGAGTGGCAAGTCTCATGCGGTTGTTATAAAGCAAGGCGATAGCTATAAATTAATTCGTTTTGGTATGCAGGGAGCAAAAACCAAGCCACCAAGAAAGGGTGAATCAGAGGCAGATAAAGCTAAAAGACGGTCTTTCAAAGCTCGTCATGCAAAAAATATTGCTAAAGGAAAAACAAGTGCTGCATATTGGGCAAATCGTGTAAAATGGTGATATAACTTAACTAAGGCTACGCTTTATTTTATGGCAGACGAAAAAGAAACAGTGGCTACGCCACCAACACCAACACCAGCACCTAACGCTGAAGTTGAAGCATTGAAAGAATCAGTAAAAAAATTAGAGGCAAAAAATTTTGAATTAATAGGGAAAATGCAAAAAAAAGAATTAATGCAAGTACCTGATGACTATGAAGCTTTGTTAGAATTTAAACAAAAACATGAACGAGAACAGCTGGAGAGTAAAGGAAAGTACACAGAAGCAACACAAAAATTAGAACAGCAGTACAGAGATAAGTCTGCTGAAGATAAAAAACGCATTGAAGAACTAGAATCAAGAAACAGAGAACTTGAATTGATTGCACCAGCAATGCAAGCACTATCTGAAGTTACTCATGATCCAGAACTTGTCTTAAATAACTTTGTACCCAAAGAACAGATACAGATAAAAGAAGGCAGACCAGTTGTAATTGATGGTTATGAACAACTACCTGTCGCAGATTATGTTAAAAATAAATTAGAAAAAGAAAAGCCTTATTTACTAAAAAAAGCACCTGCGGTTGGTGGTGGAGCACCCATCTCAAGACCGTCTGGAGGGGGTGAAATTACCGAAGAAATGATTAAGCCATTTTTAAAAAATACTCATAATATTACTGAACAGACGAGAATTGCAAGGGTTTATGGTGTAGATACATGGCAAAAGTTGCGAAATATTGCAGAAACTCGCTAGAATATTAATTAAATTCTGTTACGCAGAATAAATATTTAGGGTTACGCCCACACCGTTTAAATTTATTTTAACAACACATGGCTGTTTTAAGGAGTGACATCATCATTCCAGAAGTATTTACGCCTTATGTTATAGAGCAAACAACCGCCAGAGATGCGTTTCTCGCAAGCGGTGTGGTAGCACCTATGGCAGAGCTAAATGCAACTGAGGGTGGTGATTTCGTAAACGTACCATTTTTCTCTGCAAACCTAAGTGGAGACTTTGAGGTACTTTCAGATTCAAGTTCATTAACACCAGGTAAGATTTCTACTGATAAACAGGTAGGAGTTATCTTGCATAGAGGTCGTGCTTTTGAATCTAGAGATTTAGCTGCACTAGCTGCTGGTTCTGACCCTATGGCTGCAATAGGCCAAAAGATTGGAGCATATATTGCAAACCAAAGACAGAAAGATTTACTTGCTTGTCTTGATGGAGTATTTGGTTCTATCAATGCAAACTCAAGCAGTTCTGCTTTCTTTGATCTTTGTATTGATTCAGAATCTGGTGATACACCAACAGGTTTATCTCCAAAGCACGTTGCAAAAGCAAGATCAATTCTTGGCGATCAAGGCGACAAGCTAACAGCAGTCTGTATGCACAGCAAGGTATATTTTGACCTTGTTGAAAGAAAGATGGTTGATTATGTTCTTGCATCTGATGGCAATGGCGGTTCTGCTACTGCATCAGGTGGCACTATTGCCCCTGCTTATGCTGGTGGAAACGATACAGTTCCTACATACTGCGGACTAAGAGTTATTGTTTCAGATGATGTTTCTACCACAGGTAGCGGATCATCAACTGAGTACAGTACTTATTTCTTTACACCAGGTGCAGTTGCTAGTGGAGAGCAAGCTGGTCTAACAACTGAGACAGATAGAGACATTCTAGCTAAATCAGATGCTATGGCTATTGACCTTCATTACACATATCACCCTGTAGGTTCTAAGTGGGCTGTTACTACAACAAATCCAAACAGAACACAACTTGCAACAGTAGGCAACTGGTCGAAAGTGTACGAGACAAAGAATATCGGAATCGTTCGCGCGACTAACGTAAGCACACAAGATTAAGGGGAAACTATTATGCCATCTTTATTTGAAGTTAGTGCTGGTAAACTTACTGGACCAACAACTGGTGGAACAGTAACACAGGCAACTAACAAATCCACAGGTGTAACTCTTAATACAGAGTCAGGACAAATTACCATGAACAACGCAGCCTTAGCTGCTGCTGCTGAAGTAACATTCACAGTGACAGACGATAAGATCGCTGCTACTGATTGTGTTGTTGTAAATCATGGTTCTGGCGGTAC